CATCTGGAAATTGTGGATTAAATTCGAATATCATGATGTTACCGCCTCGTATATACCTGAGATGAAAATTCCGTCATTAGCTCCAAAAGTCATTGGAAAGTTATAACCAACAGCACTAATTGATGTTCCATTTGATCCAGCCAATTGAGCATAAATTCCACTTCCTTGCGATCTTGTTTCTGCTTGCAGGTTGTAATACCATTTCACACCAGAATCGAGAATTAATGCCTGTCCATTAATTAATGGATTTAATGCATTAAATGGCAATTTAAACGCCCAAGCCGTACTATTTCCAAAAGTAGCGGTCGATCCAAAAGTTATATTTATTTGGAAATGAACCATATTTCCCACTCTCAAATATGATGCGTCAAGAGTTCCGTTTCCGACTGTTGGAGAAACAGTTCCATTAAAAATAGAAATATCTGTTGTGTAAGATGTGTAGGTTTTGTTCCATTTTAATCCTGTTGATTCTGCTGATGCTGCGCCAAGAAAAGCAAAATCCCCACCAGCTGCGATACGACTAAAAGCATCTGCACCTGTTCCAGCAATTAAATCGCCTTTAGCGTCGATAGCTGTTGCCATGGAGTTTGTGATTGTTACATCTCCACCAGTTCCGCCGCCAGAGATTCCAGTCCCAGCCGTTACAGCTGTAATGTCTCCTACTTGCGGAGTTGTCCACGAATAATCTAAATCTGTTGCCGAAGCTTTAGCTAAGACCTGTCCAGTCGTTCCGCCTTTAAGATCGACGAATGCCGTATCTATGTCCTGACCAAGAGCTGCGATCGCCGTCGCGCCGTCCTTGACCAAGTCGGTCGACTGTGGAATGTCCCAGCCGAAGTTAGTAGTAGTAGTTGCCATGTTATGCCACCGATCCGATCGCGTTTTCCCATGTAAGAGTAGGGCTAATTGTATTCCATGACTCGGCCGCGTTGACTTGATTCCATCGGAGTGTCACTTGCGAGAACTCCAGCGGCGAAGCGTTTATCGTAATGAATAGCGAGTTATAACTGGCCCTAAATGACCAGCCCTCGACATAACCTTCGAAGACAGTGTCGACGATGTTAGGCGGAAGATCTGTAACGCGTAACGGCATTCCCATAAAGATTCCCAGAAGCGCGTCGCGGTCTGTGTCGTCGATGTCGGGTGAAGCGATAGGGAACTCGATCGAATCGAAGAATGCGCGTGGATAAGCTTTAAGCTGTAGACGACGGGCTAAAGCCAGAATCGCGTCGGCTGTCTTCTCGATGTTCGTGTCCCAGATTTCGGCGAACTTACCGAACTGGGAGATAGAAGCTAGATCGCTGTCTGTAAGCGTTGAGCCGTTATCGTAATTAACAGTAATAAAGTTACGAACATCTCCGCTTCGCGTTACTGACTTTAAGCCCACTCCGATTCCCTGAGTTGCTGAGATTTCCGTATAGCCATTAGCTGCGAGATAAGTCTGTCGATGTAATGCGTCGGCATACCCGATTCGTCCCGATCCGTCCTCGAAAAGATAACCGAGACCAGACTCGGCGATCTGGCTGGCTAATGTGTAACTAGAGACTGGGTCGGCTGATCTGTTTACCATCTCGTATTGCCCAGGCTGATCGATCTCTCCAAGTCCTACATTCTCCGCGTTAGCCCAAGTCGTCGTCGGATCGTACTGATACCACTGTAAAGCGGGAGCTACTTCGTTCCAGTTATTAAGTAGAAGATCCGAAAGAATTGTGTAAACCTGAGTTCCGTCGTAAGCCTTCGCTAAAGGTAGTTCCCAGTTAGCGCGAGCTAGTTTAGAGAGTGCGCCAAGTGCTGTAATGCGGGCAGAAGTGACATAGGCCGTCGCTCCAGCTGACACGACGCTGATTTCGATGTCGCTAATAAACCCGCCGTAAAGATTGACATAAGCACCCGTCGAATCTTTAATCGAGATAAGGATCTCATTACCGACTGTAAACGGGTAAGAAGTATTCTCTAGGTTAATAAGTTCGATGTAGCAATAACCCGCGACTGGCTGCTCATAAACAGAAGTTCGGCCGCTAGTGATCTGGACGCTGGCCAGTGTTACTTCTTGATAATCGACGCCATCGATAAGGACGCGCCATTCTGGATTCCAGAGTGTCACGCGAACGCACCCGATCCAAGAGTTCCACGATAGCTCGAATTATTAAGAACATTAATGATCGCTCGGGCTGTACCTTCTGGGTCGATCGCACCGTTAACAGTTAAGTTAATGACTGAGCCACCACCACCGCCGAGAGCATGATTCGGAGTAATTGATCCGTTACGCCCGGGCGTAAATAGTTCTGGCCCTTGCTCTCCGACTATGTAAGAAGTTCCCGAAGTTACTGGCCCGCCAGCAGCCTTAAAGCCACCGAAGACCTTGTCGATAACTGTTCCGATTCCCTGAACGAGAGGATTATCTTTAACTAACTTAATAAACGCCTTAACCTTATCGATCATGTCGTCCAAGAATCCGACTACCTTGGAGACGCCAGTAATGACGGCGGCGATGGCTGTTCCAAGAACATCGAACGCTGTTTTAAGAATTGTTCCGATAGCTGGGCCGATCGTATCTTTAACGAATGTAGCCACTGACTTAAAGAGAGTAAACAGCGGAGCTAGTTCATCTGAGTTAGAAGTAATTGCGTCCTTAACTTTAGTAAATGCAGAAGATAGCCCGCTTAAAGCTGGCCCGAAGATAGAAGCGAAGAACGGAGCTACAAAATCTTTCATAAAGTCGTAAAGAGCCTTAAAGGCTGGAACGACGAAGTCCGTAAGAACTCCCTTAACTGTATTAAGCGGCCCTTCTAAATCTTTACCGATTGAGGTCGCCATCGAAGAAAGAGCTGGAATCACCTTATCGACGAAGACAGTAACCATCGGAGTAATCGCGTCAAGTACGAAAGAACCTACGGTCTCTTTACCTTCATCGAAAGCGATATTAAGACGATCTAGTTTTCCTTGGAATGTTTCGGCTTTTGTAGAAGCTTGATTCTCGAAAGTCTCACCAAGTTTTTTAGTGATCTCGTCCATCGAAAGAGTCTTTAGCTGAGCAGCGGAAAGTCCGACTCCCAGCTTTCCAAGGGACGCCGTATTACCTTCGGTAGCCTTGGCCAGAGCGTTAGTAACCGCTTCGAGCGACTTACCGCTGCCCGCTGAAATGTCTAGGGCTAGAGCTTGGAGTTTTTGAGCTTCTCCTACATCGCCAGTAGCGCGAGCTAATCTTTCCAGCGATGGGCGAAGATCGTCGTCTGTGACTCCGAACGCTAAAGATGTTTTAGTTATGTAAGCTTCTGTCGCCTTAATCTGGGCGTCTGTTGCTCCTGTTACATTTTTTAATGTGAGAGCGAGTTTCTCCTGAGCGGCGGCGTCTGCGATTGCTGACTTCACGCCATCGACTAGAAGCTTTCCCGCGTAAGCTGCGGCGGCCACTGTTGCAGCTGCGAAAGCGGCAGCGGCTACCTTGCCGAACTTGCCGATCTTGCTAGAGAAGCCTTCGACTTCTGTTTGTGCGCCTTTAACGCCCTTCTTTAGTTCGTCGAAGTCGGCGTCGAAAGTTATCTTTACTTTTGGAATACCAGCCATTAGTCGAGACCCACTTTCTTAATTACGCCCTGAATAAGATCGATGTATTCTTTCGCGACGATTGGCGTGTAATAGTCAACAGCTGGAGCGATCCAGTAGCCGCGCTTATTGCGCGGGGCCTTAAAGCGATCTGTATAAGCGCGACCCAGTGAGTCCGTACCGCGCCCGCCGCCGTATTCTGTTCCCCATAGAAGCGCGCCCGCTGGAGCTGCACCCTGTCGGACTTTATTACCTTTACCGCTCTTAGAAGCTTCTCCGCCGTACTTGCGGCCGACCTTCTTAGGGCCACCGATGTCGACGCGAATAAGACGATCGCGTTTAGCTGTAATCGTCTGAGCTACGAGCTTAGTCTGTGGAGCTGGCGCACCGTTCGCGCTCATCATGAGCTGGCCCGCCAGACGCTTCGATAATGGAAGAGCTGCGTCGCGGATCTCGTTCTGTGTTTCTTTATCGAGAAGATTAAGAGTCTGGATCAAGTTTTTAAGCGCGGCTGGCTCGACTTCTATCGAGTAGACACCCTTCTTACTTGCCATTCCGTTTCTCCAGTATCTCTAACGCCGTTAAGATCTGCTCCGCCGTCTGCCACTCGCTCATCGGAATCTGTGTCGCGATAGAGAGTTCGACGATTAGTCGATTTAGGCTTCCGACGGGATAGCTTTTGGGTTTGCGTTACTCGCTGAGACTTCCGCAACCGTTTCGATCCAGACCTCGTAAGGCTTGACTGGAGTTCCCGCAGCTTCTCGCTTCATGGCTGCGTAGCCAAGAAAGAGAAGATCGTTTACTCCAATAGATTCGGCTTGCTGGATAGTCTTTCCAGTTTTGCTTTCCCACTTCGACCACTCGGGAGAAGCCGCCACGAATGTAACGGCCTCTCCTGAGAAGTATTCGACTTCGATGTTTAGTTTCATGTTCGCTCCCGATTCTGTTTTTTAACTAAATGTCTCTGTAGGTGTTCCCACGACTGTAAAGGATAGCGTTACAGTTTGAGCGTCTGGGCTAGAACCGCCGACGCTTGGGAAGATAGGTAGAACATTAAACGCGAAGACCGCTCCTGTAACAGCTGTTAGCGAGATCGCTAAAGTCGTGTTAGGTGCTGTCTCTGCCGCTGACCATAGAGCTTCACAGAGTGAATCCGCTGCGCCCCAGTCTGCAAGCATTTCGACATCGAATGTCCATTGTTTATCGATGGAACGGTAAGCCTTAGCGTAAAGAGTGTCGTAAGTTTCGATAGTTACATCTCCGCTTAGCGTTGCGCTTGTTGCTTGCTCGTTATAGTTTTTGGTCGCGATCGTAACCGAAAGATCGCGCCCTGTAATTACGGTCGTGGCCATGTTGGTCTCCTAGTTTGTTTGTGTGTAATAAGTCGAAAGCTGAATCTCGCAAGCGAGAATCTCTGACGCGCCTATGTTTAACGGGATCGGATTTGATACATCTCCGACCTCGTACCCTGACGGAATAGCCGCCAGAATGCTAATTACGAGCTTCTCGATGTTATCGAGCGCGCTCTGATTATCGTAGATCGCTACGCCTACGGTCATAACTAAATTAACCTTTAACTTGACATTACCTTTACCCAAGAAGCTCGGCTCTAGGTAAGGAGTGTTCGGGACTATTGCAGCGAATGGAACGATGGGCGACTCTGGGACTGAGTCGTAAGTGTTAGCCGCTACTCCTTGGATCGATGTCTTTAATGGAGTTCGGACGCTAGTTAAGATCGAGCTGGCTGTCATTATCCGACCATCGTGTCGACATCGATGTAATTACCCAAGAGGCCCACAACGCGATTTAACAAGCTGCGCCCCATGCGATAGGGACTCGAAGCGAAGTCGACACCTTCGATCTGACCGCCCGCAGCTGTGCGAGATTGGAAGACTTCGATAGATACCGCGTAGATCGCGGACTCGATGGAAGCGTTACCGACATAGAGAGTCGCAGCTGAATAGCCGCTAAGAGTTGCTGTTCCGTTTGGAATGATCTGTCGACGAGTTACATCTGCGCTCGTAAGAGCTGCGGAGAATGAACTGTCTGTAACTACTGTAAGAGTGTGAGTGGCTGTAAATGGAGCTGGAAGACCAGTTACGACGATCGACTGTCCGACGACGAAAGTGTGAACGCGTCGAGTGTAGAAGATGGCTACATTATCTTTTAATTCGTACTCGACTACAGCCGTCGAGTTCTGAATAAGCAGCGGGAGAATCGCCTGTTCGGCCGTATCTATTATGTCGTTTAGATAATTATCATCGTAGAGAGAAGAGCTAACGCCTAGGACGGATCGCAGCTGTGAGGCTGTAATAATTGCTGGCATTAGCTCTTCCCTTCTACTACTCGGCTAGCTCGGGAGCGAACTAGCCGATGATTGGTTTGTTATTGCTTGTTATTCTTAAATGCGCCCGCTGCGATCTTGGTCGCGAGTGCGCCATAACCGTAGTAACCGACTGTAATCTGGCCAGAAGCGATTACATCTGCGCGTAGGCGGAATGTAGGCCCTTCGTACCATGTGTAAGCGTCTGGGTTAACGACTAGAAGAGTTCCGTCGCCATCGCCCGCATTAGTTGGATCTACGAATAGATTTAGGCCCGCGACATTACCTACTAGAGAATCTGGACGAACTACACCGCCCGCATTCTGTGGCTGTGAAGCGTTATAGATCGGACGACCTGAATCGTTAAGAGTCATTAGGTTAGCCCATTGACCAGTCGAAGCGATTAGAGACTTCGCGAATGGAGTAGGAAGTCCCGCTGTAGCTGAGTAAACAGAAGCAGCTCCGCGAGAGATAATTCCAAGTAGCTCGGCAGCTGTTGGATAAGTAGTAGTAGTAGTGCCGTCTGCTGTAGCTCCTGAGATTAGAAGACCATTAACATAAGCATTCTCGGCCTTAGCCTTAGCTGCTGCCATGTTGCGAATTAGTTCATCGAAGAACGCTGGAGAAGTACGATCTAGCAATTCGACAGAGAATGTCTGCTGTCCCGCGAACTTCTTAACATCTACAGTAATGAAAGCTGCGTTCTGATCTGTGTCGCTCATTGGTGAAGCGTCTTCGGCTAGAACCGCAACCGTAGGAGCTTGGGTAATCTTCGGAATCTCGAAGCTCATGCCCGCGTCTGGAAGAGTTCCGCGAGAGATTGCGTCGATTGATGGACGGATAGTTGTAGACAACCCGTTCACGACCTCGGCCATCTGGCGAGTAGGTACGAGACCCGCGTTATCTGTTGTGTTATCTGCCGCGAGAACATACTGGCGAGCTGAATCGTCGCCCATCGCTGCGCGAATGGTGTTTTCCACATACTTAGCAGCTGTGAACTCTAAGCGTGGCTTGGTGAATGATCCGCCTACGATTGGCTTCGCTGCGGCTGTTGTTGACTGAGCAGCTTCGACCGTCTCGACGGTTTCCGCGTTTGTGACGGTGTTGTCCACTTCGTCTCCTTCTGTTGTTGGTGTTACTTCCTCTTCCACTGTGGAATCGGAAAGTTCTTCGGCTTCTTCGCCTTCTGTTGCAGCTACTTCACTTACGCGAGCTGAGCGAACCGCTGGCTCTGTAACGAGTGCTACGCCAGTTAATTCTCCAGCAAGAACGCGCATAGTTCCGTCCTTCTGCATGATGTAATCATCGACTGCTAACTCGATAGAGAACCCATCGCGTAGACCTTCCATCGCTTCGACAAGCGCGTCCGTTCCCGCTGTGGTGTTCGTAATCTTAAAGACTGCGTCGATCGAATCTTCGTTTAATGTCATGTCCATAGTCTTTCCGATTGGACGAGTGCGATCGTGTTCTAAATTAAGTTTTACACTAGCTGGAGCGATCGAACCTTTTGCGAATACGACCTTCCCAGTAGAAGCGTTAGCAGCTTCTTCGAATGCGACGATACGCCCGCTAATAGTGCGAGAGTTAGAATCTGCTGCTGTTATGTTCATAGGTGTAGTTATTTTCATAGAAGTAGATCCTCTTCTTCGCGGATTTCTTCGATCGACATCGCGCCGATTCGATTAAGTATTTCGTAAACTTGCGCGCGCTCGTAAGGATTGCCACGCAAGAAGTCGTCTAGATCGAACTTAACATCTTGTCCTAATGGAGTGAAATCACTAAGGCTCATTCGTTGCTCGATACATGTCATAAGCGGACGCAGCGAATAATCTACTAATGAACGGCGTTCGCTAACTGCATTCGAATAAGTAAAGCTATTAGGCTCGGCACTTGCGAAGTAAGCTGGAAGACCGGCAGCGCGACATAGTTCTAAAGCCAGGTATCCGCGGGCTTCGTTAAGCTGTAAGTTCTTAGGATCGTAACCGACAGTCTCGATAGAGACATCGCCGTTTAAGAATGTAACAGCTTTAGAAGTACGATTCTTAAATGCTGCGACGAGTGCAGCTACACGATCTTTCGGAAGTGCTACGCCAGAGTTCTTTAGAATTGTCTGCGGATTAGGATTGATCGCGAAGTCGTACGCTGTTTTTTCTAACGCCGAAGCTGCGCGAATAGTGCGGCCAGCGCGATTTAAGATTCCTTCATCGAGTCCAGTAAACACGACTAATTCGCTCGGATCGATTACTGTTCCATCGACAGAATAACCGTCGATCTCTGTTCCGTTGCCGTTAGTAGTAACAGTTACACGAAGAGGATCGATTCTTTCCATCGCCTGAATGCGTCCAGTGTCGGCATACCGTTGCATTACTCGGGCATACCCATAGCCATAAAACAGAATGTCTTCTGCTAACCATGACCAGAACGCAGAGCCAGCGATTCGGGGATCTGGCTGATTAATAACTCTTGGCTGTTGCATTTTCTCGCCTGTTGCGATGTTGCGAGTGTGCATTTCGAAAGATCCTAGAGTCGTACAGATTATGTTACGGGCGCGAGCTAAAGCTGGAACGCCCATCGCTTCCGTACGAGTAGCGGTCTGATTACCCATAAAGTAATAGCCGCCGAGAGAGTTAAGAGTGTTAACTGGGTACAGCGATTCCGCCGCGTCGATACTGATAGAAGCTGGAGACGCAGCGTTAACCTTCGGAACGAATAGATCGAATAATCCCATGTCGCAATTCTACGAGAGTGCGATACCGCTATCCGACCATGATGTCAAGATCCATCGGCGGGCGTGTCGCGTAATGCGTGACTAGTGCAGTCGCAACCGTCGCGCAGACAGTCGACTGAGAAGCTCTCCGCCCGATAGTCCAGCCACCATCTCCGAACGGAAGTCTCGCAGCTGATAAGATCTGCTTGGATAACTCTGTCTGTTTCGGGTCGTGTCGTAATCTTTTCGATGTGATAGCTCCTAACAATTCGTCGCAAGCTTGGCCATACAGTGCGCCGTCGATGTCTGAGATCGGAATACCCGCTGGAACTAATCGAGCAGCAATAGCCGAAGCCGTACGCTTAGAATACGCGACCGTCTCGACTGGATACTGTTTTACATAGGGAGCGATGTCGTTCGCGATCGCTTTATCGTCCAAGTTAATCGGGTTATGCCAAGTGTGTAAGAGTTTGACGAAGAATCTTTCGTCGTCGATCTGTTGGGCCGCTACTAATGCCGCGTCGCGACGATTCGGACTTACATCGATACCCAGCCAAGTCGTCTTTTCTGGATCAAGTTCTAAGCCTTCTTCTCCACACTGATTCCATTCTTCGGCGGGAATAGCAGCTGAGATCGTGGCGACCCATCTACAGAGAACTTCCGTCTTTACGACATCTGGCGGATCGTTAAGAACGGCTCGAATGTTATCGATGTGGATAGTGTGGCCGAGAGCTGGGTTAGCCATGGCCGCGCCTTTCCAGAACGCGGGAGAATCGTCGATCTTCTCGTAATTAGATGACCATTCATAGTAAGCGATGTCGTCGCCTTTAGCTGCGGACATTCCACGCTCGCGCAGCTGATTAAGAACGATGGAATGCTGATCTCCCGCATTCGATAGCGTCCAGAGCTGCGGCGATTTAGCGGCCATCATCGTGTAACGAAGCGAAGCCCATGTCGATTCGTCTTTAAGCTCTCGGGTCTCATCTACGAAGACAGTCTCGGGCTTGGAGATACCGCGAGCAGCTGAGCCGCCAGCTTTAACCATGTACCGACCGCCGCCGAACTCGGATTTAAGTTCGATCTCTTCTGATCCATGCGCCCATCGGATTCGCTTTACTTGTCTGGCTAGGTGTTCGTTCTCTTCGACGATGTTAACGATGTCTCGAAAGGTCTCCAGCGATGTAGTAAGTCGATGAGCTGTTCCGATCTGGAGTCCGTCTTGCCATAAGAAGAGACCAGCTAGAGCGCGGATCTTCATGAGCGTAGTCTTACCATTCTGGCGCGCTACGACGACAGTAACGAGCGGGTGCGCCCAGCGACCATCGGGCTTATAGCGATGAGCTTCCATCGCGACCCATCGCTGCCAAGGTAGAAGCGGAAGCTTGATACTTTCGGCGAAATCGATCAATTCTTGCCCGCGAGACGGTAATTCTAAGAGTTTAGAGTGGATTCTGGGAGTCGGAGAGCCTAAATAGAGTCCTGTAGTTCTCTCGGTAGCCGATGTGAGCCTATCTGAGACCTTTTGAGCCGTCTCTGTACCTTCTGAGTCCTCTTTAGGCCTAATCATGCTTTATCGAGTCGTTTGGT